TGTAAGTTAAAAATAAAGGTTATGAAAGACATAGAAAAATTTCAATATTTAATTAATAATCACAAGTATTATCAAGCAGCTAAAATGTATTACAATTTAGCTTACATGTATCGAGATGATTTTAATAGGATATTGAATGAGAAAAATGTTAAAAATGAGGTTATAGACATAATGTACAGTGAAGTTTGTGATTTTATGCATGTTGATCAGCCTTAAAATTAAAAAATTATGGGAAAAGAAAATGTAAATTATACTCGAGTAGAGCTACAAAGGATGAAGGACTGGTTAAAAAAAGTTGAAGATCGTCTTTCCACAGTTGAAGAAGAAGTTGAAAATGAGGGAGACTTTAAGTGGGTTGCTAAAGCTTCCATCTATCGTTTTTATCTTGAAGAAACTATTAGTAAATTTAATCGTTTAATTAGTATAAAATAATATGAATTTAGGTTACGCTTGTATAAATACTTCCTTAAGTGCTCACAAAATTATGACTAATAGAACTATGCGTCGTAAAACATTTGACACTAAAGGATTAGATTATGTATCAGAGTTGTCTTTGAAGAATGTTCAAGACTTAAAAACTATTGTTAAATGGAATAATGAATTTAACATTAAATTATTTAGGGTATCATCTCAAGTATTTCCATGGATGGAAGAGTATGAGTTTACTGATCTAAAAGACTACCCTGAAATAAAAGAATTAATGTTAGAGATAGGTGAGATAGCTACTACTAACAATCAAAGATTAACAATGCATCCAGGTCCTTATCATTGTTTAGCATCACCAAATCCAAAAGTTGTAAAAAGGTCAATTTTAGGTCTTCATAAACATAGTGAGCAGTTTGACATGATGGGATTTGAGCCTTCAAATTACAATAAAATAAATATTCATGTTGGTGGTGCTTATGGTGATAAAGAAGCTACATTAAAAAGATTTTGTGAGAATTTTCAACTACTAAATGACAGTACTAAAAAAAGACTTGTTGTTGAAAATGATGACAGTCCAAATGAATTTTCAGTTAAAGATTTATATGAAGGTGTTTACAAAGTTATAGGTACACCTATTACATTTGATTACTTCCATCATAAGTTTAACACTGGTGACTTGACTGAAGAAGAAGCGCTTAAATTAGCATCTACAACATGGCCTAGAAACATCACACAATGTTGTCATTATTCTGAAAGTAGACGTAAAGAGAAGTTAGATGAGTCAATTAGACCACAAGCCCACTCTGATATTATTTATGAGAAAATTCAAACATATGGCTTGTCACCTGATATTGTGATTGAAGCCAAATTAAAAGAGCAAGCAATTTTTAAAAGGCCAAAGTAGAATTTACTAGATTTCCTTGTATTTATTACCATAATAATTAAAATCTTAATAAATCATGGAAATTTTGGAAATAATCAAAGAGTTATTGAAAGAATATGATATTTTGACTTTGACTTTTATTGGTGTAGTTGGAATTGTGCTTTATAATTATCTAAGTAAATTAATGAGTAGATTGAAGTTAGTTGACAATGCTGTTAATTGTAGAGAGCATGGAGCCCCAACTTTAAGCCAAGAAGTGTCAGAGATTCATAGAAAGGTTGATGTGTTATCAAATGAAATTGATCATATAAAACAAGACATCAAAGAACATAGAGAAGAAGATGAAGTTATTATTAAAAGTTTAACCAAAGACATTGAAGACTTAAATACTAAATTAAAGTCAAGAGGTAGAAAACCAAAAGTTGATAAAACTTAAAGACATACTAAATGAATTAGAAGTCACCCCTTCAAAAAAGTGGGTTGACTATGACTTATCTTCTATTGGAAAAGAAGGTATGGAGAATATTTGGCAAATGTACACTGACTCTTATGAAAAAGAAGGATTAGATTTGTCAGCAATTAACTATCAAGAGTTAGCTTCTAAGTATAAAGGTATAAAATTAATTGATGTTGACAATGACGCTGAGCCTGATGCTTTTATAATTTATAAACCAACTAAAGTTGGTAATAAAATGGCCCTTATGGGTACAAATGGAAAAAAAGAAGCTAAAAGAGCTGTTGTTAAAAAATTAATTGAGTTAGTTAACACACAAGGATGGTTTATTGAAGCTTCTAAGAAAATGGAAGACATAATGAAGTCAGTTAATGCCCCAGTTGTTGATGATGAAGAGGTTGTAAGAGCAGTTGTTGGTGCCCACAAAGAACCTAAAATGATAGGTGATGGGTACTATGAAAGATATCTAAAAAAAGTTAATAAAAAAATTGTTAAAAGAATTTATGGTAAGCCTAATGTATGATTGAATTAATTATTCTAATTGTAGCCATTACCTTACTTTATCTCTTTTTTCCTGTTATAGCTTGCTTTATGATTGTAAAGTATATTCTTACTGGAAATAAAAGAATGTTAAAAGTATGGTTTTATAGAACAGCAAGAGCAATTGATGTTTTTGCTAATGTTAATGGCGCTGAGTTTTTTAATTCAATTTTTATTATAAATGGAGGTTATAAATTTGGTCAGCCAAAAGAAACAATTTCATCAGTTATAGGAAAAAACCAACAAACAAATACCTTATCTCTAGCAGGTAGATTATTAAGATGGATTTTAGATAGAATTGAGAAAGATCATTGTTTAAATTCTATTGATGATAGTATAACAAATAATACTAAGCACTCTTAATTAACCTTCTCCCTACCCTCCACAAGAAAAGTTTGGCTCCACCGTATAAGTTACTTATATTTAGACATAATAAAAAAAATAAAAAGATATGGTTACAAGTGAAACAAGTAAAGAATTAAAATTCATGACTAAAGGCCACATGAGACGAGTAGCGCCTTCAATTTTTACAGAAAAAGCTTCAGATGAAGTTTCAAAACATTACACTCACATTCCAACAACTAAAGTAATTAATGACATGGAGTCATTAGGTTGGGGAGTAGTTGACTGTAAAGAGGTTAAAGCCCGAACAAATTCAACTAAAGGCTATCAAAAACATTTGGTTATATTTAGAAATCCGGATGTTGTTATTAGTGGAGAAGATAACGACACAGTTTATCCACAAATACTATTAACAAATAGTCACGATGGAAAAAATGCATTTCAATTCACAGCTGGTTTATTTCGAATGATTTGCTCAAATGGATTAGTTATTTCAACTACAACTTTTGAAAGTGTTAAAATGAGACACATGGGTTACACATTTGAGGAATTACAAGAAAACATTAGAGGAATGGTTGAACAACTTCCACTAACTGTTGACAGTATGAATAAAATGAAAGAAACAGAGTTGAGCCAAGAAAAGGCAGTTGACTTTGCTAAAAAAGCTCTTAGCACTCGATTTGATGAAAAAGAAATGAAGAGAATTAAAATCGATGTTATGGAACTTCTTAAACCAGTTAGAAAAGAAGATGAAGGTAAAGATTTATGGTCAGTGTATAATGTGGTTCAAGAAAAAATAATTGAAGGAGACTTCAGTTATAGAGCAGCTGGTAAAGAAAGAAAAGCCAGAAGAATTAAAAACTTCAAACAAGATATAAAAGTTAACTCTGAGTTGTTTGAGTTGGCTTTGGATTACGTATCTTAATTGATTTCATTAACAATCAAGAAAGCCCCGAATGGGGCTTTTTTCTTTAAAGTACCTTGCCCCATAAATAAGGACTCACCATATTTATGATCATGGACGTTAATAAAATATTTGGTTTGTTTAATGATGACAGTGATGACCCTTTAAAAGATCATAATTTAAAGGTTATTGATGATTTAAATATCCAAGAAACTCCAATTTATAAAATAGGAATGTTTGAAAAGATGATTTTAAATATTAAGTCATCTATTCATAATCACATACTTGACTTCTTTAAAAAAGCTAATGAAGAATTTGACTTAGGTGAAATTGAAGAAACTGGTGAGTACATTGCCTACTATAGAGCTTGGGAGTACATTAAAGACTGTAATATTGAGGAAGATATATGGAAAGAAAGTTTATTCCTTAGAGACAAAAAATATCTAATTACAGCATTAAAATTCGCAATAGACTACTTTGAGGAGTATGAAGACTACGAGAAATGTGGTTTCCTGTTAAGTATACAAACCTTTCTTGAAAATAGTTTGGCTTCCAAATCCTAAATAACTATATTGATATTACGGGTTTGAAAGAAACTTAAAAATTAATACTAAAAAAAAAGTGACAAGTTATAAAAAGGGGGGTTAAGGGATAGCCTACTCCTATAAATAAAAATTATGAGAAATAAACAATTAGCACAAAACCGTCTACAGACGTTAAATGGCCTCCTCAGAAAACTGGATATGAATATTCATAGAGGCGGATCAAAAGATGAAATTAATACTACTCAGAGAGAAATACTTCAAGTAGTCCAAGACATTACAGACATAATTGGAAGGGAGTAATATGAATCTAACAGCAGAACAAATCCAAGAAAATTGGAAGGAATTCTTAGGTTATATTGACAAATACATTTCAGAGCCTAGGAAGGAAAAACTTCTTACTTTTTATAAGAAACATGAAGAGGAGATTATAATGATGCCTGCTTCCCATAAGAAAGCTTATCATAATGCTTTCCCAGGCGGCTACGTTGATCATGTTAATCGTGTTGTAAGAGGAGCTCTAGCTTTAAATAACGTTTGGAAAGAATTTGGAGCAGTGCAGAATTACACTACTGAAGAGTTAGTATTCTCAGCTTTAAATCATGACTTAGGTAAAATGGGAGAGGAAGGAAATTACGCCCATAAGCCTTCAACTGATGAGTGGAGAAAGAAGAATTTAGGTGAAATGTATCAATTCAATGACTCTATTGCTTACATGTCAGTCCCAGAAAGATCAATTAAACTACTTGTAGATAATGACGTTAAATTAACTCAAAACGAATGGTTATCAATAAGACTTCATGATGGTTTATATGATCCGGCAAATGAACCTTACCTTAAAAATTACATGCCAGAATTAAAACCTCGTACTTCTTTGATATTTATAATTCATCAAGCAGACTTAATGGCCTCTAGAGTTGAATTTGAAAAAGAGTGGCTGCCTAAATTTGGTAAAAAAGAAAATAAAAAAGACAATTTTAAACTAGAGAAAAAATCATCATCTAAATCTAAAGCATTAGGTTCAGTTGGTAGTAATAGTTTAAAAAATCTATTAGACTCAATATGATTAAACTATATTTAATTATAGCCCTATCCATTTTAGTTGTTATACTATTATTCACAACAATTAATTTACTAAGAAAAAATGAAAGGCAAGAAGACATACTTGCTGGATACTTAGATTATCTTGATAAGATATCTAAAGTAATTGAAGTGTCTGATAAGAAGCTTCAAGAAATAGATCATAAGGGAACATTTAAGTCTGATGATGAGGTAGGATTTTTCTTTAAATCTATAAAGCAAATCCAAAATATATTAAATGATTTCCAATTAAGAAGACTTAAATAATCGTGGCTAAAAAAAGAAAACCAAAATCAAATCATTATTTTACTCAGGACACTGAAAATGCTATTATAGCATATAACAAAGAGCCTAATCCAGAGATTAGAAGTGAAATTTATAGAAAAGAGATACACTATGCTCTTTTTAAATTAACCGAGAATATAATTCATACCTTTAAATTCTATCATACAGAAGTTAATAATTTAGAGCATTTACAACATGAAATTATAACAATGTTACTTGATAGACTTCATAAATTCTCTCCTAAAGACAATATTCAGGATAAACTTCAGAAAATAATTATAAAAGAATTTGATGAGGAGTACACAGGAGACTTTGTTACTTATGTAGGTGACTGTGATAGAATCACTCAAAGTCAAATCAATAGCTTCCTTGATGGGTTAGATGTAAGTGAAGAGTGTATGGAAAAACTTAGAAAATTATCTCCACCTAAAGCTTACTCTTACTTTGGAACAATAACAAAAAATTGGCTTATTATCTATAATAAAACTAATTATCAAAAGAAAATTGATCATGCCCCTGTAGATGATTTATACAAAGAAAATAGCTCCTACTTAACAAGTACTACTCAGAGTATAGATAAGTTATCTTTTTTTATAGATGAATTTATTTCATACATTGAAAGTAATTTTGACAGTTTATTTCCTAAAGGAAATGACGCTATTATAGCTGACTCTGTACTTGAGTTATTTAGAAAAAGAGAAAATATTTCAATCTTTAATAAAAAAGCACTTTACATAGACATTAGAGAAATTCTAGCATTGTCTAATCTTGAAGTCAAAACTCCAAAGATAACTAAAATATGTGATAAATTGTATGATATATTTAAAGACAATTACATATT